GTTAATAATAATATAATAAAATTATAATGTGCGGCTGGGTGCATAGCACATTTTATATGTTCTACCTACGTTCAGTAGCTAGGTATTGCCTGAGGGACATACCAGGTTGTGGACGGAAACGACCACGAGGTGGATCAACACCAGGTGGGGTTCCACGAACCTTGCGGTTCCTTCTAGGTAGAGGGGCGGTAGCCTGATTTTCATATTTAGGTAAGCTAGTAGCAGGCTCAACAGCTTTGGATGCTTGCACACCCATATTGTTAACAGCAGCTGTAAGCTTATTGATCTTGGCTTCCAATACAGCTTCCTTACTACGACGTGAGGCAACTGCAACACGACTAAGCTTGGGACCACGTTTAGCAGTCTTCTGTTTAGTCGGTTTCTTCTTTTCAGCCTTCTCTTTCTTACCACCAAATATATCTTTGAGCCATGAAACCGCAGTTGGTATAAATTTCATGGCAGTCATAGCGATAGAACCAAGATCGTTTGCAGCAGCAGGTAACGAATCAGGGCGAGCATGCATAATGCCAACAGCCATACGAATGGCATCAGCATCAGGCAGAGGCAACGTCCGCTGAAAGGTCACAAGACTGGATTCAATGCGAGGTTGTATCTCAAGACCAGTAAATGATTTGACGGTAATGTATGGTACAGATGTTAATGTTGTACCAACTTGAGATGGAACGGTCAAACCCTCAAAAAGAGTGTAAGACCAATCTAGAGAAGACCATGGCACCTCGGCAGTAAACGGCGAAAAGGTGTTACTCCTTGTATCAGTAGCATATAATGGTATGTAATAGTTGATATTACCTACCAAGTAGCGCATGAACGATAAATTCAAGGCTGGTGGAATAGCAGCGTTCTGAGTGGTTGAGTAGTTGCCCACCCAAGGTATAACTTCATCCTCCTGTTGAGCAACAACAAACGCACCCTCGCGGGCAGGTCTAGTTGCAGCTTTTGGAGAACTTACCATCAGCTCACTGCTATTCTCTGGAAACAATGTGTTCCAATACATATTGTTACTGAAATCAAGGTTCCCGCCGACAGTATTGTCATAGGTACCCATTTCCAAGATCTGATATTGCATTTGCTCAGCCGGCATTCGCACTCCCTCCTTATCCACAACACAAAACTCATCATCTTCAACTCTATAATCTTTATCAGGTGACCACTTATCGCTTGAGTCTTTCTTGCGTTAGTTAAAAACCAAACCACGTTCTCCTATAGATGCCTTAACGGCAGCAAGCAGATTGCGGAAAGATTCCTTACATCCAGCATGTGACTCAAACAACTGAGTGAGCGTGTTACCTTGCACAATATCTGGCTTGAATTTACCAGACGTGACAATACCCTGATTGTTAAAGTTAGTAGCGTTGAGATAATAAGTCGATGATTTGTATGTCTTGCGATGTGATGCAACGTCCCTTTGCCATGAACTAAAATTGTAACCAGCGTTACGTGTAGCTACAGGCGCAACTTGATTTACGCCTGGCTGGGCACCAGTGCCAGTTATAACACTTTGACCTTGCGGTTGAACCCAACCAGACCACCTTGATGCAGCATCAGCCAACCAAAAGAACACATAATTAGCCACGACCGCACCTGAACTCTGCAAAAATAAAATAGAAGACGGATTAACAGTCTTCGTTTGAGTTGCACTCGATGGAAATGTTAAAATAGGAGGCACATTGACCTCGGATTTCAACTCCATAAGCACAACATTCGGGGCAGAGCAGTCAGGACGACCTTGGTATTCAGATGTCATAGGGCTGGGCGGATGCGTAACCTTGTTAACATAGGCAGCACCTGCAGCTGTACCGGCATGGACAGGCATACCATTGACTTTACCAACTTCGGTAGACATAATGTATAAATAAAATAAATAAATAAAATAATTTAAAATAAATTAATTATAAATAAATAAATAATATTGTCAATTTGACAAACATAAATTAAAATAGATAAAGGTAGAAGATCTATTTAAATAAAACGAGTATATAAAACGTAAGTGTTAGTTTTAGTAACTAAGGGAAATACATACCATAGGCATTACAAATTGGCTTCATGACAATTATAATTCAGATAGGCCAACCAACCTAGGATGGAGCTTACACTTTCATCGAAAGCTGTTACGTTCCACTAACACCCAATAAATACATATATAAAAGAAAATAATAAATAAATAAAATAATATAAATTAAGAAAATATAGAATAAATAAAATAAACTAACTACAAATAAATAAATATTTACATTAAACTTTGAAAGAGGCCATCTTCGTTTGATACAACTGACCAAATTCGATATAGCGACTGTTTTTGAGAAAATGAAACAAACTCTGGACATCTTCACTTGATAACCTAGTCTTGAAACAACCACCCTCGTAAAGTTCATTGTAAAACAATGCACAAGTAGCTGCTCCAGTAAATAGCTGTTGTGATGTTACAACAGCAGCACAACGTTCCTGCAGTGACATAACGACTTCCTTAAAATGGTCCTCATCAACATATAACTTATCTAAAAACTTTGCAGTATGACGCACAACATCGGGAAATAAACCCTCATTAGTTAAAAACCAACCAGCGAATTCACCGATAGGACTATTGTGTAATTTGAGTTTATGACCAGTGTAATTCAATATTTGTTTTGCCTTATTATACATACGACTACTACTGCAGTTAACAGCAGAATCGTCACCTTTAAAATATGCAAACTGGAAATCTTTATATTCAAATAAAGAAAAACACAAAGCCATGTTACCGATGGTATTTTCACAAATAGTAAAAGGATTACCAGAGAATTGCTTCTCAAACCCATCCAAAGATGCGAAACCCCATATTGTACGATACTGCATAGTCCAACTTTCACGAAATTTCTCATAGGTGTTAACAAGAGGGCGAGGACAGCCGGATGCAATTAATAACCATGATGTTAACTTGACGAAAGGTGTTCTAAAACTAGCATCCCATTCAGAAAAGTCATTGCAAGTGAAGTCATGCAATTTCTCAAACTTGGATATCATTTGAACATATCGAGCGTTCATTTGCGTGTCAGAGTCATGGGTAGCTAATATTATGTTACGATTATTACGAGCGAGCAATTCACGAATACGATCTAACAATGCACGAGCCCACCCGCAAAATAACACATTAATACGTTTAGATGTTGCTGCTACTCCCTGACCAACTTTGTCACTAGTATCAAATCCATCTTTTGGATCAAATTTGGATTGCCTCTTATTAAAAAATTTTAGTTGTTCTTCATTTAATTTACAAACTTGATCAATCTCAGCCATAATAGTTTTGTCTTTCAATTTGGTGTTAAGTTTATCTATATACTCACGCTGTCTCTTTGTTATATACTCAACACTCATAAACATTTCTCTACGAAGCTTCTTAATTGAATGTTCGTTACCATAAATGGCCATGCTTAACCCATTCAATAACTCAGTTAATGTGTACTCCATATCACGTTTATCATTGGTGTTATACTTCCTACTGTACCGTTTAACCAAAGTTTGAACACCCTCAAGAACGTTATTAGACATTTGATGTTTAGCAAACTTTTGCTCTTGAAGGCGATGAACGGTACTTTCTTTACCATAGTCATGCAACATATCCTTATTAATTCGTAGTTTACCAGATTCAACCGTTGGAACGTTGAGTGTAGCTGTACTGATGAAATCACCGCTCGGATCATTAACAGGATGTAAAACATTTGAAATGATCGCTTGAGCAACTTTCTTAGACCCAACATCACGATGTAAACCAGGTGCAACTGTCGGCACGACTTCATTTTCTTCAGGTAAATCAATAGCATGTGATATGTGAATACCCATAATATCTTCCAACTTAGATATAGGTGTTGGAGCAATGTTATATCTTTTAACTAACCCATCGACATCACCGAACAAAACCAAAGCATCTGTGTGACGAGATAATGCTGTGTACACATATTTACTTTTGGCTAATAATTGAGATTCAATGGACGCGGAATCAATATAGAACACAACAATCGGTGCGCGCGAACCAGTGTAAGTTGTGATAGTATGAGCATTAGCACCCATACCAATCAAACGTTCACAGGTGGCGTGATTAAACACAATAATAGGCAATTTTGATGTTACTAATTTATCTAGTTTACCTATATAAGTATAAATACTTTTACTAATATTCGAATGTGTTCGGATATTGAAACCTAATGTCTTATTTACAGATTCGACAACATCTTTGGGCATCTTATAAACATCAATTAAATTATTACGTAATCCATAATCATATAACGTGTTGAAACGACCCGCTTTGATGAAATCGCAGGCAGGTGTTTGATGTACATCACCTAAACAAACTATACGTAATTTAGGATAAACATGGTTAATTAAAGAAAAATAACAAACATTCATTTGAAAAGCCTCATCAACAACAACATGAGTATATTTTGAAAAATCATTTTTTGTGCTAAAGAACATATGCGGCGTGTAAGACATTACACCACGGGATAAATGTTCATCACGCAATTTCAAAGATGGAGCGATGAAAACTGCGTTCCGGTAGTGTTTAATGGCATATGTTGTTTTGCTCGCACTAGCAAAACCTGAAAGACAATCAACTTCGAAAGTTGTTCCCTCTGGATCGTTGTTAGTATCCGAAGGGCGCAAACTGGCTAAATCCAAATCACCCAACTTACCATTAAAGAAAAGGTTGGAAAATGTATAATGATCTTGAGTAGGTATAACATGGACGGTTATACGACGATTCCAACCGGGTCTATCATAATACTTATAAAAATCATTGATATCGCGACCTTGTTGATATACACATCTAAAAATTCTCTCTGTACATGTTTTTGACTCATATGGTAATGTGATATCAGACCAACATTTCATTGACCAAAGATGATGAGGATTAGCGAATGTTTTTGTATACAAATACCCACCATCATTAAGAAACTGAATAGCCGTTTCATTAGCCATATCAATGATTGCTTCACTATTTACAGGACGACCAATATCATTAATGATAACATCAAATTTCATGGATTTAGCTTTAAGATGTGAAAATAACTGAGATATATCATCATATATAAAATCTGGTTTAATTGATTTGTTAATCTTCAAATAATCCCTGCCTTTATAATAACCAGAAAAAACGTTGAAACCACGGGACCGCAGATGTTTGGTGACAAACCCAGGTGCACAAGATAAATCGAGTACACGTGGATGAGTCTTGAGATTCAAGTCCTGTAGGATTTCAACATACTTACGAATTGCACCACCAATCGGTTTAGCAGTAAAATGATCACCTGTATGGTAAATCAAGATGTTACGTTTAGCATCACCATACAGATAACAAGAATTTTGACCCCATTTAGCAACAGAGATAATATAAACATTCAATTTAAAAGATTGTGCCAACAACTCCAAAGCAATATTGCTAATATCAGAACCAGTAAAATTTCGACGAGTGATGTATGCATCGATGATAGTCCGATTCAACTTAACATTGTTTGGTAAATGCTCCATCAAACAATTAGCAACCCACTGAAGCATAAATCGTACATCCAAAGTGGGACTTAAATAGCCAGCCTTTTGACCAGCCGTATAAAAAGATTCGATGGCGCAATGACCAACCAAAAATCTATTCGGAACATCACCTTTCCAAACACCACTAGATAACCTAGGGTTACTAGTCCAATCATAGAAATTAGCACCTTGATAAAGTATGCCAGCCGGAGGTGGATTGTTGATAGCACTAGATGTAGAAGCACTATCATCATCATCGGTCGTTACCCAACCAGAACTATCCTCGGTGGTTTCAGCAACACTCTCAACGGTTTCACTTCC